CTCACATAATCGATTTGGAGCTTTGTGTAAGTAGGCATTGCATAAGAGCCTACACTCGCCATAAACGAGAATGACTTCGAGCCAATCTTCGTGCTGCCATTATAAGTAGTACAGGTTATCGTTCCTGTACCAGTCATGGCATTTGGAATCTCGTAAGCTAGGTCTCTTGGTACGGTCCACGTAAGGGTAGTCGATGAAGTTTTCGTGGCAATCGTCCCGCTTCTGGAACCGAACTTATAGGTAATGGTGTCGGTATACGTACTGACTGCACGACTGATACGGATGGTCAGGTTTGACCCCATCTCCACCGTAGACGGAGAAAGAGTCAGGTTTGAGGACCTTGGGATACTGGCAATGCCTGTAATGGTTGCACTTGCTGTTCCACTCATGTGGTAAGAATCAGCTGTAATGGTCACTTTTCGACCAGGCCAGGAACCATCCGCATTATGGGTAACAGTAATGTCTTTATAGCCAAGCTGAGTATCGCCGGGATAGTAGCGATAAGAACCGGACTTGACCGTGGTCCCATCCACTTTGAATGTGGAGTAAGAGGAACCGACCGAAGTGCCGCCTCCATATTGGAAGGTACCATACAGCCGGATTGTAGAAGAGTTATTCTCCACGCTTTGAGAAAGCAGTGAATATGAAAGAATGAAGTAAGTCGAGTAGGAACCCGAAACACTACAAAGTCTTGTTCCGTTCATGAAGCACCATTCCTATACCGTACTGACAGATTTCCGTTTGCCCTGGGGATAAAGTCGAAGTAACCATTATCGGCAGTACCAAAAGAAAGCCTGTTTCGGACTTCGGCATCCGTAATCATCAGGGAGTTATTTGAGAAGTAAGCAATCACAACACCATTCTGTTTGAAAGCAAGACGTGTATTGTCGAGTTCACAGGTGAAAGCATTACCAACTTTACCGAGTTCAATAAGCGCACCTTTGAAACGGATATACTCTTCCAGCAGTCTCTGATTGCCATTCACCTGGGATAGAATGTCATTAGTAACCGTGGTGAAGTCCATTCGGATTTCAGTAGAACTCTGTGTAATGGAAGTTTCAAAGTCCTGCCGAATCGTTTCGAGGTCATCCTTCGAGAGATATTCCTCCCGGACCTCACTTCGGATTTCTTCAGATGTCTTAGAGATTTCCGAATAACATTCACGAATTTCCGTGCGCACGGATGACAGACGCTCAGATTGAGAACTCTGCACATTGAGGATTTCCGTGATTGCCTGTCGCTCTTTCTTGCCAACAGACTCGGCGAGCGTTTGTTTTGTGATACCAAGTGTCACCTTAGAGTTCTCCGGATGAGAAATATCAAGTTCCAGCTTTTGAATCATCAGATATTCATCCAGGCCATGGGGCTTCGAAATCACTCGGATAAGGTCGCCCAGCTTTATCTTCTCGATGTCCACATTCAGCAAATGCAAATCCACTGCTGAAAGAGTGATGCAGACAGAGAGAAGTCTCTGGGAGTTCAGAACGCTTTGGCCCTTTCGCATGAGGTTTTCCGGGAGAGTGACATCGTCATACTCGATGACTTTCACAATACGACCATAAAAAGCGATGGCTTCCGCATCTTCAATATAGTCCTTGCCATCGTTTACTGATGCAATGGTAAGCCGTTCTTCTGTCTCTTCGTCTTTGGCACCGAGCGGCACGACAACCGTACAGAGGTCTTCCCCTCGAACCTCCCGAATCATATCGAGAAGGTTCTCGCCAAACTGAATCACCTGCGAATTGATGTTGTCATAGTCTGTGACATAATCAATTATTCGCTGGCCATCAACTCTGCGAGTGCGAAAATAACCACCCAAGCGATTGATGAGCCTGTCATTGAAGTACTCCCATGTATTTTCGTAGTTGGCATATCGATAAAGCGAATCGTTGTTGTCAGGGACATTGACGATACCTACTTCGAACTGCTTTCTGCTATCTACGTCTGCATTGTGGTTTTCAATGATTGCCCTGACATAATCCTCAACAGAAATGTCATGATACTCATTCGGCCTTTGGATAGAGTCAAGCAGATACGAGAGTTCCCCTTCACAGGTCACATCGCGGTTACCATAAAAGTCCTCCGTATCATTGAGCACCCGACCAGAAAAAAGCCACTCCCCATCCTGATAGATGGAGATTTCCGTATACATCTTCCGAATCTCATTCAACATGGGATGGGTCGACGGTATTTTGAATGTGAGAGTTCCCGTTTTATTGGTTTCCAGAACACACTTCACATCCAGAAGACCATAGTCCGGAAGTCTCGGATCATAGAGCAAGCGCCGGTCTGCATAAATCTTATACATTACAAACACCCCTCCCGAAAGCGCACCGTAGCAGTGGCAGCACCCCGAATTGTGAACTCATTGGTTCCTTCCGTGAAAACACATCCGGGGATTACGTTATCTCCAGCAATAAGGTTGTAGGAGACTCCTTCATAAATCAATTCACAGCCATTCGGCACATTGATGGTCGGGATAGTTGGCATCCTGTCATTTTGGATTTCTGCTTCAATAACCTCGCTCTGACCAGTCAAAGGCACAACCGTTTCCTGAATGTTGTAACGGAATGGGTCTGCGTCAATAGTGATGGTAAGTGTCCCTGCCGTCCGGATGCGTTTCGGGTCTGACACGACCGCTCTACCGAGGTAGTAATGGTCGGGGTCATCGTCAAAAATAACCTTCACCTTTCGACCATGGAACGCATTGAAAACGTGCAGTCCAACGGAATACCAATCTTCGACGTAAGTGAGTTTTGCAAGTTCCAGTTTGAGCGTTCTGTTTCCATAAGAAACGTCCCCGGTGAGAGCTTCGGAGACATCAAGTCTTCCACTCATTCCGGGGACTTCCAGCAATGAGAGATTTGGAGATGGCATGGAAATGACATCACTGTTTGTGATGGAACAGTGCCAATCTTTAAGAGTGTGTTCTCCATTCAGTTCTGCACCTAAAAAGATAGATTTCATCGGTTTCCACGCTCATTCCTAATTTGATAGTCAGATAACCCTGTATCGATGGCAGGGAGCAATTTGCCCACCAAAGTGCCATCGTCCAGGTAGATATTCTTCATGCTGTTCTTTGCAATTACCGACAGATACTGCTCCATTACTGCAGTGTTCAGTTTCGAAGAGAGCATTGCATCCAGTTTGTCATAGAACCCTTTGAGGGGCAGAATGGCTTCTGCACCTGCCTCCCCTCCGCCAAGTAGCGAGGAGCCATTAAATCCAAAGATGGTGGGGTTCACCATGATGCCGCCTTCCTTATACCAGCTGATAGACAGCTTGGGAACAGACGGAGGATCAACAGACAACTTACCACTGACTTTGAAGTGTGGCAGTTTGATGTGCGGCAGAGACAGTTTCATATTTGCAAAGAACCCCTTGATTTGGTTCACTACATTTCGAACGGCATCCCTTGCTGCATTGACCGGATTGATAATGGCTTGTTTGATTCCGTTCCAAACAGAAGAAGTAACGCTTTTGATGTTGTTCCACACACTGGTCACCGTGGATTTCACCGAATTCACAGCGGAAGAAACTGTCGTTTTGATTGCATTTCCGACTGTAGAAATAACGCTTTTCACACCATTCCACACTGTACTGGTGACAGTTTTGATATTGTTCCAAACAGACGTCACTACCGTTTGGATAGCATTTAACACCGGAGACAGTGCTGCATAGATTGCGTTCCAGGTGGTCGAGAAGAATGCCCTGATGGAATTCAGCACCGTAACAATGACCGTGTGAACCACACCAAGTGCCGCCGATACAATTTCTTTAATCTTCTCCCATGCTGAGCCCCAATCCCCTGTAATAATTGCGGCAAAGATGTTGATGAGAGCCGAGAGAGCATTCAAGACCGTTTCCAGTATGAATGCCACAGTAGAAAAGGCCCCCTCGAATACGGGAGCCAGCAAGGAGCAGAACTTGTTCCAAATGAAACTGAGTGCTTCTCCAAGAGAGGAGAACTTTAAGCCAAATGCACTGAACAGGTTCAATATGGCATCGATTACTCCAGAAATCGCATCATGGATTCCTGACCAGATTTCTTTTATCTTGTTTCGGAATTCTTCGTTGGTTCTCCAAAGATGAATAAAGGCAGCAACCAAAACCGCCACAACTGCAGCGACCGCTACCACAGGGCCACTAATGCCACCAATGGCAGTGGCAAGTTTCCCTGCCAGTCCATATCCATTTTGGAACTGGGTCTGTAGTAGAAGGAACTTTTTAGACAGCTTCACAAAGCCTTGCATGGCAGAACCCGTCACTGAAATCAGGTTTCCGATGATGATTAATAGTGGTCCAATACTGGCCACCAGGAGTGCGACTTTTATGATTAAAGCTCTCGTGCCATCACTCATTCCATTGAGCCTATCTACGAAGCCCTGGAATGCAGATACAATCTTTCTCACAGATGGCATAAGCACATCCGCAAAAGAAATGGCCAACTCCTGAATCTGAGATTTCAGAATCGTGAGTTGACCCGCCAAGTTGTCCTGCATGGTGGTTGCCATTTCTTCAGCAGTACCATCACAGGAGTCTATTGCATTTTCCAGTTTCTTAATATCTTTCTCCCCTGCATTCATGAGAGCAAGGAATCCGGACATCGCATTCTTACCAACCAAAGACTGTGCAGCCTGCGCCTTTTCCGATTCGGTCAGCCCGCTAAATGCAGTCCGGCAGTCGCCAAGAATGTCTCGAAGGTTTCGCATAGATCCATCGGCATTAGTTGTGGCTATTGTCACTTCACCGATGTTCTTGCCGCTGATTTTAAAGTCCTTCGAGAGATTATTCATGATGGTTCGAAGGGCAGTACCAGCCTGTGTGCTCTTAATACCAGCGTTCGCCATCAAACCGATTGCTTCTGCCGTGTCTTCAGCCGAGAAGCCTAATGCGCCTGCGATAGGAGCACAGTATTTGAATGTCTCACCCATCATAGAGACATTGGTGTTTGCATTGGAAGATGCCGCAGCCAGGATATCGGCAAAGTGAGCCGAGTCACTGGCAGACAAGCCGAAGGCAGTAAGCGCATCCGTAACGATATCCGATGTGGTTGCAAGGTCTTCACCGGATGCAGCAGCGAGGTTCATAACGCCCTCAATACCTGCCAGCATATCCTCGGTTTTCCAACCGGCCATAGCCATGTAGTTCATAGCGTCGGCGGCTTCGGTTGCGGAAAACTTTGTCTTGGAGCCCATCTCGCGGGCTTTATCACGTAGGGCCTCGAAGTCTTTTCCTGTGGCTCCGGAAATAGCTGCCACCTTACTCATCGAAGAATCAAAGTCAGCAGCAACCTTTATTGCAGCAGCACCGACACCACCGATGACCGTGGTGACACCCATCATCTTCTGACCGGCACCAGCGATGGAGTCGCCGACATCTTTCATCTTGCCACCAATGGCATCTATTTTTTCAAGCTTTGCATTGGTGGTAGCAGCGACTTCCTGAAGTTTTCGGAGTTCCTGTTCAGTCTCGATGATTTCCCTTTGTAGCGCATCATACTTATCCTGACCAAGAGTACCGTTTTCAAGCTGCTCCTTTGCCTGCTTTTGGGCCTCTTTCAAGGAATCCAGTTTTTCCTTGGTAGCCTGGATAGAATCTTTGAGGAGTTTTTGCTTCTGAGCGAGAAGTGTAGTGTTACTTGGGTCCAGCTTTAGGAGACGATTGACATCCCTGAGTGCCGTCTGAGTTTTGCGAATACTGGACTCCACTTGTTTGAGTGCTTTCTGCAGACCGGTAGTGTCACCACCAATTTCAACAGTAATGCCCTTGATGCGTCCAGACAAGTCAATCACCTCCTAAAAATGGGCATAAAAAAGCGCCCATCAAGAGGCGCAAAAAACCGCATAGATATGCGAAAAATTAAATATTATTTTTAACAAATAATTACTGACAGATGCGAGCCTTACATATATAATGAAGGTAAGAAGTGTTACAGTTGTGAATCGAGAAAGAAGGACACCTAATGGAAGAAAAGAAAAAGGTTGTAAAAGTTAAAGTCTCTAAACCTCCCAGTGCCGATAGTGCCAAAAAAGCAGAAACAATCATAAATACAGAGGAGTTAAAAAATCAGCTTTCAAAACAATCAAAGCAGAACAACCTGCCAAATCCAGATGACACACTCAAAAAAGAATCTTGTGATTCAAAATCCACTAGTGGTCGTTCTGTCACAGTTATAACGAATGAGGTGCAAGCACAAGCCGAACAAAGTCCAAATCTAGCAATCAAGAGTGTTCCATCTACAGCCGCAAAAGACAATAAGGAAAGCCCGAGAAATTCCTTCTTTGGTAATGCCCGTAATTGGTCATTGAAGAAAAAGATACTAGCTTTTGCCCTTTGTATTCCCATTCTTTATTTCATGGGGACTATGGTATACAACCTTACTTACGGAATTCATACTGAAGACAAAAATGATGGTTGGGTTCATCAAACAGGAAACTTTCCAAAGAACTGCACTTATTGTGAATATGAAGATAAAACCACACCAGCAACTCATCACATCAAACATTCCGATTACTACTTTTGTGACGAATGTTGGGCAAGTTCCGGCGAGGACCTTTATAATCGCTTAGCATATGGTTCTTCAAATAATAGCAATTCATACAGCGATTATTCCGACGATTATTCTGACGACTATTCCAGCGATTATTCTAGTGGTGGTTACAGTAGTGGTAACGAGATTGACGCTAAAGTATGTGCAGAAAAATTTGTCAGAGATAACCTCAAATCTCCATCTACTGCCTCAATGTGTAGCTTTTCCGAAATGAATGCAACTAACACAGGAGGTAATCAATGGAATATTACTGGGTATGTTGATGCTCAGAACTCCTTTGGCGCAACAATTCGTTCGCACTGGATAGTAACACTTACATTAACATCTAGTGGCTTTACAGATGCGTCTGTTGTATTCGTCGATTAATAATTAAAACCTATCAAACTCTTCCTGACCTGCCACACGCTGATAGTCGAAGTCATCATTGGCCTTTTCAGTCCACATATCCAAAACCAACCCGATGGTGAGATGGTCCAGGTCTTGGATGCCTATTCCAATCTCAACACATCGGAGCAGGAATAACGGAGTGGTTAGCTCCCGGTCAGTTTTTGGAGTTCTTTTTTTGACTGAACCTCCGCCAGCATGTTGTCTCCCCAAAGCTTCAGAATTTCCGGAAGAATCTCATAGATGGAGAACATATCAAACTGATCAAGCCAATCATCAATATTCCCAGGAATACTGTGGTCAGCATGATAGGCCATCACATAAGCTACATTCTCGAAAATCTCGAGGTCCTCAATCTCAAAGGTTGAAGTGTCCTCGGGGTTTTCTTTGTCTTTGGTCTGTTCCTGATATGCCTTCTCCAGCTTTGAAAGGTCCTGGAAGATGTCCCGTTTGAACTTGGCCCGATAGAGTCTAGGGATAGTTGCAGAGGAGCGGAACTTCACCGGGATGCCATTGATGTCGATAGTCTTGTGGAGCATTGGTTAGCCCTCCTTGACAGTAGTAGTTTTGGCAGCAGTTTTCGTGGAAGTCGTATTTGCAGTAGGTGTTTCTTCAATCGTCGGGACGTAAACACTTTCATACCATGCATCATAAATGGCAGCCGTAGTGGTATCACCGGTTTTAGATTTAACCAGGCCATCCTCGCGCGGGTCAGCGGTTAAGGACAGGGTTTCCGTCACTGGCTCAATACTCTCCTCTTTGGTCTGAGAAGCAACAGACGGACGAGATACGGAGCAGTTGTACATGACGTGCCGAATGCTATGGATATCACCATCGAACTCAAACAGCAGGGCGAACTTCTCGGTTTCTGCAACGTCACTCTTTTCCACCAGGACGCCATTGCTGTCGAGCGTTTCTTTCAGGATATCCGTGAAGAACCATTCCGGGATGAGAGCCATCTCCAGGTCTCCGCTATAACCATTGTTCGAGGTAGACCGGAAGTAGACAATACCATCGGCATAAAACGGATTGCTGTCCCCTTCCGGATCAAGAGAAAGCGAGACCGCACCGGGGATATGCTTCGGTGTAGCATAACTATATCCTTCAGTGGTTTTGGTGAGGACTGCCACATGTACGTTTTTGAGGTTGTACTTTACCTTGTTGGTTTTATTGTCAGACATTACGATGCCTCCATTTCAAAATAGTAGATAACTTCATAGAGCCGTTCTTCCGGTATCCATACTTCATCCCGCTCATAGTAGATGTCATGGTTAGTCAAAAGCTGTTGAACCCTGTGCTCAAGATCCAGGTCTTTTTTGTCTGTATAGAGTTCCATCTGAACGACATCAATTTCGTAGTAGTTGATACCATCGGCGGCAAAGTCGTCATCCTCAGGTAACAGGTAACAAATAAAAGGCGGCTCCGGTGATTCCCCTTCTGCAAAATGATGATAAGAAAAAGGAATACCGGTTTCTTCGAGTATTGCTAAGAGTTCATCCATTCTTCGACAAATCCCTTCTGATTAATGATTCAAGTTCTTCTGCACCATGTTCTTCAGCAGGAGCGATATGAGGTTGTGCAGCAGTACGTCCTCCGCCGCGCTTTGCATGACCTTTTTCCAAAAGATGCGCCAGCTGATATTTGTTCCGAGAGTGAACGATAAGCGCTAGGGTTTCTGATGTTTCTTTATCAGTTTTGATTGACCAGCTCTTTGCATACTTTCCGGATTTGCGGGGAGCATTGGCCTGGATATCCTTCTTCACAGTTTGAGCTGCTTTGCGAACATCCTTTTTCATGTCCTCCGTAGACAAATCCTTATACTCATTCAGCTCTTTCATCACAGCATCAGCAAGACCGTCAATCGACACTTTGTGGGTCATTAACGGTTCACCTTCTTGCAACGAAACTTGATAGCTTTGTTTCGGTAATTCAAGTGGTCCACCGTTTCGATTTCATAGATTTCCTCCCGGAAAACAATCCGGTAATGAGTGGAGTCCACTTTTCTTGTGATGCTGTTATAGCGAACAGTAAAAGTCAGATATTTATGGTCATTGGTAAGCCCGGCATCTTGGAACTCTGTTTCTTTTTGACTTTCTGTCCCCACCGTCGCATGGCACGAAAAGAAATCGGAAAACGTGTTGATGTGGTTTCCAATTCTATCGATCATCACATCAGCTTTTTGGATTGTGATTTTTTCAGAGAGCCTTGCAATATTCATCAGAAAGCCGCCTCTCTGTCACCAAAGAGAAGAGACCGAAGTGCCATGGTTAGTTCATGGTGGTCGGCCTCCTCTCGGTGTTCGTAGAGATAAGCTACCGTGTACATGACAGCAACTCTGGAGTTCTCGGATGCATAGAAATCGTCAGTGCTGGTAGTCCGTGTGATATCCATGCACGTCTTTTCCGCAGACCAAATAAGGTCTGCAATCAGTGCATCCTCATCTTCATCGTCAACACGAAGATAGGTTTTCATTTCATCCACAGTTACTGTCATACAAGGTCATCCTTTCTCATCAGTTGCCAGTGTTTTCTCCACCCTCTTCAGGGTCAGTGGTTTCAGGCGCGGCTTCGCCTTTCAGGTTCAGAACCTTAACGGCCTCCGGAAGGACCAGCTTGCCATCGACACGCTCTTTCGCAACGTAGCCAATCATGCCGTTGCCAGCGAAGAGCTCGCGAAGTTCGGCAAAGGAGCGAGTACCACGGTCGCCGATGTTGTAATAGGAATAATCGCCAAACGCCATCAGGGGCTTGCCAGCCGCTGCAGTCGGTGCAAACTGGGAAGTACGAACGGCATAGCCAAGGATTCGGTCCGGTTCACCCATTTGGACGCTCGGCTGCCAGAGATACTGGCCGTTATTGTCCTTAAGCTTTCTAAGGTCGCACAGGGTCTGGTCATTCATAATGAAGGACGCATTCTTCCGGTACGGTCTCTTAAGAGAATAGATAAGGCTGATGATATCATCAGTCGCAATCTTATCCTTAGCAGTCGCGCCATAAATCTGTGCGCCTTTAGTCGGGTGGAAGATACCAGTCGGTTTACCAGTGCCATCACCATTGAGGAACGCATCCTCTTCCGCATTAGCGAGTGCCTTGCCGAACTGGGTGATAATATAGTTCTCCAGGTTGAAGGCATTATCATAGAGCAGTTCCTCAGTCACCTTGATGGCAACGTGGAGCTTATAGGCATCCAGGTAAATCTGGTCGAAGGTCGCATCGCCAAAGGTCAGTGCGCCACCCTCTTCAATCCAAGAGGCCGCAGGTTTGGTCGCAGCGATATTAATCTTGTGCTGACCGGAAGTAGTGATAGTCGTTGCAAGACCACGCATGATGTTTTCTTCAGTAAGAACATCGATAAGTCTGCGGTCATACTCCTCCGGAACAAGGTAACCACCCTGTTCATCAACACCCTCCTGCAGGACATTATCAATCTGCTTAAAGTTGGTACGAAGGGCCTTCAGCATTGCGTTCTTATACTCGTTGGAAGCACGACCGGTTTTCTCTCCCTCTTTCCCAGAGAAAGGTTTGCCCGTAATAGGAGAGTTCACCGGCATTTCCAGCATCTTGTCCATTTCAGCTTCACGAGTCTTTCGCTCGATTTCATTAGTGAGAGCCTGGATGTCAGCTTCCATCTTTTCGTAAGTGGCATTGTCTTCTGCAGAAAGGCAGCCATTCTTATCTTCGTGGGAAGTGGCAAAATCCTTGGCGTTTTCCCAAAGGTTAGCTCTCTTGTTCATCAGTTCGAGAATAGTCATTTCAATTCCTCCATCAGATATAGTTTTTGATAATAGAAAGGCGCTCCATGATTTCACTCACGGGGCGTCCATCGGGTGTGATTTCTAAATCTTCAATTGTTTCTTCGCTTTTCTCATATTCCTCATCACCAGGGGTTTCAGGGAAAGGTTCGGTCTTCGGTTCAGGAATACTGTCCTGCAGTTTCTTCAAGAAGTCCTTATCCTCCCATTTCCTGGAAAACATGATGCTGTTTCTCGGAAGTGGATCTACCACCATGTAACCAGAATCATCGCTGACCCGACCAAGGATGCTATTGGCAAACCCGAGTTCCAATGCTTTACGAGCATTCATCCAGGTTTCTTCATCCATCAACTTGGAAATCTTATTCCGGGAAAGACCAGTCTTCTCAGCATAGGCATTGATGATGGACTCTTTCACTTCATCCAGTACAGCAATCGCTTTTTCGAAGTCTGCATGGTCACCATAGGCCATCATTGCGGGATTATGAATCATCAGCATTGATACCGGAGACATCACGATTTCATCACCGGCCATCGCCACAACGGATGCTGCAGATGCTGCAAGACCATCAATCATAACCGTAACCTTGCCCGGATACTGAGAAAGCATGTTATAGATTTGGGCCGCAGCAATAACGTCCCCACCGGGGGAGTTAATCCACACGGTAATGGGACCGGTTCCCTCATCCAGTTCCTCTTTGAACATGGCAGGAGTGATGTCATCTTCAAACCAGGTGGTTTCCGAGATAACACCGTCTAAAAATAGTTTTCTTTCGGCATCAGTGTCATCTTCTGCCTGGTTCTTGACCCATTTCCAAAAGTGTTTATTCATCTTCGGATTCCTCCATTTCTTCAGTATTTGGAGCAATGTTATAGGCAGCTCCCACATCCTTTAGTTTCACCAGGTTGCCGTTGACCATGTAGTTATTGCCTCCTTCTTCCTCAGAGATGAGGTCGAAGTTTTCAAGTTCACGAACATCGTTTACGGAAAGGAATCCGTTCTGGATACCTACGGCATAACCGTTCATACGGCTCTGGTAGTCTCCACGAAGAAGGCCATCCACGTTGAATTTAAAGAAGCACTTCCCTTTATCGGACTCTTTGATGAGTCTGCGATTCATGGACTGCTCCCAACGAGTGACCCAGGGGTCCAAGGTGTATTTCACAAACTCCAGACTCTGCTGTTCAATGTTGGAGAAAGTAGAGCGGTCCAGGTCGCCAATCATATGGGGTGGGATGCGGAAGATTCTCGCAATTTCATCTACCTGAAACTTTCGAGTTTCAAGGAACTGTGCCTCATTCGGAGAGATGGAAATCGGTGTATACTTCATTCCTTCTTCCAAAACCGCAATCTTGTTGGCATTACTTGAGCCACCGAATGTCTGTGTCCAGGAACGTCTCACCTTTTCGGGGTCCTTAAGCACTCCAGGGTGTTCCAAAACCGCTCCAGGTGCTGCGCCATTTGAGAAGAAGGTAGCACCATATTCCTCACAGGCGATTGCCATCCCAATGGTGTTTTTTGCCATTGCAATTGGCGAATAACCCACAAGACCATCGAACCCGAGACCAGGAATGTGGAGTACATCTTCCGGTCGGAGATTTACAAGCCCTTCCCCCATTGTGTTCGCTTCATCGTTGCTGACACGGTAGGAGTAATAAAGCTGACCATTTTCATCTCGGTCCACTGTCATACGGTTTGGCATGAGCGGGTAAAGAGCAATCACTTCTCCCTTGCCATTTCGAATGACCTGGGCATAAGCATTCCCCCATAACAGCAGGTGCGTCATGAGGGTTTCTCTGAATAGAAACGAGGTCATTTCCGGATTCGGTTCATCGTGAAGTAAAAAGTAAAGAGGATCATCAACTGCCATCTGTTTGCTACCGCTTTCACCATATCGGTAATAGTGAAGTGGCAAGCCTGCAATGGCTTCAGCGAGTATTCTGACGCAGGCATAAACCGCTGTCATTTGCATCGCTGTATGCTCGTTGACTCGTTTGCCGGATGTGGATGCTCCTAAATAGAAAGCATAGGAGCTGCCAGCTGTTCGGTTTTGAGGCTTGTCCCTAGACCGAAACAGCCCAGAAAAAATGCTCATAAAGAACTCCTTTTCATAGTTGACTGTTTAATACTCATATTGCAAAATGTTGAAAAGAGGTGATTTCCATGGGTGAATGGGTAAAAGTTAAAGTATTCAACAATGGTGAGATGATGGATTATTTCATTGGTGACAGCGACGAGGCTGCCATCTATGCAGAATCATGGCTCAAGTCCGGTATGACAGCCGTTGGCATTGAATACCTTGAAGACAAAATGAATGAGATGTGTACCATTGACTTTGGTGATTAAAACACCAATAGTCCTCTTTGGTCATACACGCTCTCTGATGGAGTGCCCTCATTTCGAATAGCCCTATCAAGTGCCATAATCAATGCAACGACACAGTCGATTTTCTCAGTGGACTTTTCTTTGTCCGCTTTGATGTTCCCGGCTGGATCAGTTCGAATAAAGACGTTGTCCATGCACCATGCCAACACAGGGTGGCCGCCATGGGCAATTCTTTTTTCCAACGTTAGTTTCATCAATTCTTTGGTGGGCGGAGACATGGATGCATATCCCTGGCCGAACGGCACGACTGTAAATCCCATACCCTCGAGGTCCTGGGACAGCTGAGTAGCGCCCCATCGGTCATATGCAATCTCTCGGATATTGAACCGCTCACCGAGTTTTTCGATGAACTTCTCAATGAACGCATAATGGATTACATTCCCTTCTGTCGTTTCGAGATACCCTTGTCTTTCCCAGACATCGTATGGAACGTGGTCTCGTTTGACCCTAAGGTCGAGAGTTTCCTCCGGAACCCACACGTAAGTCAACACCTGGTATTTGTCTTCATCATCCTCCGGAGGGAATACCAAAACGAAAGCAGAAAGGTCCGTGGTGGAAGACAAGTCGAGGCCGCCATAGCAGACACGGCCTTCCAGTTCCTTTTCTTCAATCGGATATGCACAGGCATTCCACTTTTCCATTGGCATCCATCGGACAGACTGTTTCACCCATTGATTGAGGCGAAGTTGTCGGAAGGAGTTCTCTTCTCCCGGATTCTGTTTGGCCGATTCACAGGCCGCTTTGACCTTATCGATACCAACGGTGATGCCAAGGGATGGATTTGCCTTTTTCCAAACCTCCGGATCAGTCCAGTCCTCATCTTCTGCAGCCCCATAGATTACGGGATAGAAGGTGGGGTCTATTTTTCTGCCCTCCATAATGTCGAGTGCTTTTTGATGAGTTTCATAACAGATGGAATGGGTATCTGTTCCTGCTGTCGTTATCAGGAAATACAACGGTTGCATTCGAGCATCCCCGGAGCCCTTCGTCATAACGTCAAAGAGCTTTCGGTTCGGCTGAGTATGGAGCTCATCGAAAACCACGCCATGGATATTGAAACCATGCTTGGAATAGGCTTCTGCAGAAAGGACCTGGTAGAAGCTATTGGTCGGTTGGAAGATAAGACGCTTTTGGGAAGCAAGGATTTTCACACGTCGATTGAGTGCCGGACACATACGAACCATGTCAGCAGCAACCTCAAAAACGATGGATGCCTGTTGGCGATCGGCTGCACAACCATAAACTTCGGCCCGCTCCTCATTGTCTCCACAGCAAAGGAGCAGAGCCACAGCAGCAGCGAGTTCACTCTTCCCCATCTTCTTGGGAATTTCGATGTAGGCCGTATTGAACTGACGGTAGCCATTAGGCTTAAGAACACCAAAAAGGTCACGAATGATTCGCTCTTGCCAATCAATGAGTTCAAAAGGCTTTCCAGCCCAGGTTCCCTTTGTGTGGGATAGGCACTCAATGAATCCAACAGCATAGTCGGCCACTTTTTCATCGTAGTGTGAGTCCTTTGCCATAAACCTCGTCGGCTTATAGCCTTTGAGTTTTCGCATCTTTTCACCTCCTTTTGGGCACAAAAAAAGCACCCCCGAAGGAGTGCTAAATTATAACGAATTGTTTATCCCTTTACCAACTTGCCATCGCGAATGTGATACATTGTACCTTCTTCATCCATCATGTATTCGGCAATGTCATTCATGGTAATCGTGCAGTCTTTTTCTACATAACCAGAGCCATTTGTGAAAACCCCATGCGTCGGGTCATCTTTATAAATAATGAGATCCCAATTATGGTCGTTTTTTTCAACATAGTTTGTATACCAATCAACGATTGCTTCATCGGTCACTTCAGCTTTATCAACCGTCACACGAGAATACTCACCGATAAATGCTGTCCTGGATCCATTATAGATACTTTCTACAACTGCATCTTTGTAGAATGGTTTGTCTCCACAACTGGTTAAAACAAGCAAAGCAACAACCGTAAGCATCATGATGATTGCCGTAATAACTCTTCCTTTATTGCGTCTGATAGTCATAATGACCCCTCCTTTTACATTTGCAAATACTATTTTATCACAAAAGAAAAGATTGTTATTACATCATCTTAAAGAAATAGATTGTTTTGAGTCATTTACAGGCTCATCTTGAAAGCCGGAATCATGTCATCTTCAAAACCGTAGCGGTCTTTAATCTCGCAGGTTCCTTCCAGCTTGCAGCCCTGTTTCTCCAGTTCGGCGATTGTGTGAATCAATCCGGAGAAGGTGCTGCTGATGGTGAATTCGTGGTAGCCGTATTTCTTAAGATCTCGAATCATGTCGGGAATGTCGTGGTCCCAAATAATCTCGCCGAAGTTCGGCATGTCGTTCTCTGATGCAACTGCGTAGTAGTATGCCGCTACGAAAACCTGGCTGAACTCATCAATCTGCCAAGTGGCTTTTCCTGCTTCAATGGCCTTATCAATCATTTCAATTCTTTTCATGGGGTTATCCTCCTTTGTTTTTCTACACTATATATCACTCTAAAAGCACATATTATCAAGCTATTATGGAATCATATATGTACCAAAGAATGACGTTCCAAATTGTGTAGTTTAGTTGTAATCATTCAGGAGAATACAGAGTGCCATTTCTGCTTCTTTGCAAGTCGGATGCAGGTCCCAGCCTCTATCATAATGGGCTACTTTTTCATCACCGATTCTGATTTCCAGCTTGCTGATTCGGCCTCCATTGACGCCATAATCTTCACTGGGCTCTTCGTAGTGTTTCACCCAATACTGGCATTTAATGGTTTTCTCTCCACAAGGAATTCCGATAATGCCTTCGCTCCAATTTCTGTCATTGAACATAGTGTTCTCCTCCTTTGTTTTGGTACCCTATATATCACTCTAAAGGCACATATTATCAAGCCGTTTTCAGCCTAAATATGTGCCAAAGAGTATGTGCATTATTTGTGTACTTTACAGGAGAATCTTGTCGCCATGCAGAATAAACTGGAGGTATTCTCTGGGGTGCTCATCAATGTAACAAACCAGCTCGAAGAAGTTACATTCAAAAGCAAGTTTCTGAACTTCATACCCGGAACACATATTTACTAGTCCGGTATCCCGAATCGTCATGATTTGGTCGAGGATGATGTCAGTCATTATCCTCACCCACTTTCTCGACATGATCCACTCCGTAGACCACATTCAGTGAGGAGCCGTTATCCCATCGAACCACGATGGAGCCGATGTCATCCACCCACACCACGGTACCAAGTGTGCCTGGAGCAGGAGCTTGGAAATCATCCATGCTCACCAAGCGAACCCTGGTGCCTTCCGGGTATTCTTTGCGAAGACGTTTCACTACTTCTCTTCCAGGTCCAAACATCACTTGGCACCTCCTTTGAAAGCAGTGCTTCCGGAAAGGTTCTGCAAGAGGACTTTGCGGTCAGCTTTGAACTCGTCCCCGATAAACCCGAGCCGGAGAAGGAAACAGCGAAATGCGTACTTCTCGTTTTCGACAGGCTTCGATGTCGGAGCAATTCTCTTCTGCGTTTTGGCCATTTCGCAAATTGCGTTGATGAAGTGTGTGATGGCAGTTGCTTCCTGAGGAGCCAGTTCATGCTGAATCCAGGCAAAAACGTAATCTCCGTCCTTCTCCTGAATCGCCATAGTCTCTGCGCCGAGGGCTTTCTGCATAAGGTCACCTTTGGCAACAAGCAAGTTGTCAAGATTCCGAATCGCTTCGTCAGAAAAGCTATCTTTCGGCACTGTTACCGTAAAGGTTCCTTCTGTGATTTCCACTTCCGAATCCTCGGTTTCATCAATCGGGGTGTAGCCCTTGGTTTTAAGAAAGGCAACCAGGTCTTTGACGTCTTCCTGTGGCCAATCTTCTGGAATGTCCAGAAAACCCTCTCGAGTAATGGTCAGGTCGCCAATGGAGTAGGTCTGTTTGGCCACTCCGTTATAGTGGCTTTCCATTCCGGTGTGCTCTGACAGGGCCTTGCCGAGGTCCTTTCTCATGCTGCCTCTTACGTTGAAATCGATTGTCATGGTATGTACCATCCTTTCTTTTTTGGTACGTACATATATCACTC